GCATCAGCCCGTAAAGAGGAATTTAGGCTTGCCGGATACCAGGAGAAACAAACCACCACAGTTAACGAAACCCCGTCACCGGCTTTTAGATTTTGTCATGCCCGATGAAAGCGATCAATTCCATCAACAAGCATTAACGCCGCCTGGACGACTCACGTCTTGCGCCGTTCGTCTCGATAACTGCAATGAAAACCCGGCTTTGCAGGGGGCGCGTTGCGCTGTTCCGCGCACTATGACATATCTCCCTGGTATCGGCGGACAACCAAAGGCACAACATGAAACATCATCATGCCGCCTTCCATGCCTGACGGCATAAAAACAATAAAACAAACATCGTCATATTGCTTAAAAAATGCCATAAACCAAGATTCATCTTCTGTCCGTTCTCCTCGCAAAGCTGCGGGGATCGGACAGAATTCTCATCTTGGTACTTTGCGAACCTGAAGCATCACAACAATATCTGTCTTAGAATTTTCTGATGAACGTGAGCCAAAAATAGACCAACCAGACGAAGATTTAGAATCCTTCTGCTCTGCAAGGCCTCCTATCAAAATAATATCACCATCATTCATAACAACGTCTGTTGTCACATCTCGCTTTAAAAGCGTCGGAGAATTATTAACGCCAGTATCAGTTGCAACAAAATTAGAAAGCTGCTGTTGAATGTTCAAATCAATAGCGTTGATTTTAATAGATGGTTTCACTCTAAACAAAACCCCTGAGCTACGATACTCAACAGACTGGGTTGAATTATTACCATTAACTGTAACACTACCTAAAACAGGAACATCGGCACCTACAGAAAAAGAAGCCTCTGTATTATTCTTCACGCGCAATCTTGGCGAAGATACAACAGAAAATCTGTTATCAGTTGAAAGTAATGTATAAATTGCATCAATTGAACCTGTTTTTAAACTCAAAAAATCACCAGAAGTACTAATGTTAGAGCCAAGAGAAATATTAAATTTTTCAGATATAACTTTAGCAGCAAGTAAAAATCCTGAGCCATCATTCTGACCAGTCTGAACCTCAAAAACATATCCTGAAACAACAACCTCATCAGGAACCGTATCAATGGTTGGCAATATGCTCTTGATAATGTCAATATCTTTTTGTGTGCCATAATACACAAGAGAATCACCTAACCTATTGAAATTATTAGAAGCCCCTGAAGAAGAAGTACTGGATATGTTAGTGCTTATATTTCCTGAATTTCCAAATTGACCAGATACAAAACCAGAGAGAATATCAGACAAATAACCAACTGAACGATTTAATGGAGAATACACAAAAACCTTTAAAATGGTTTTTTTTTCTTGAGGTTTAAAAGGCGTTATGTAGTCAACACCTTTTTTTGTATGAATTTTAATGTTCATATTAGAAAAATAACGTTCAATAAAATCACGCTCATTAACATCCTTGGTTATTTTAAATGAAACAAGGCGTTGGTCATTGGCTAAATCAGGAGAAATCATATAAGGAACCTTAAAGACCTCTGAATAAATCAAAGAAATAGCCTCAGGTAAAGCAAGTTTTTTTATTTCAAGCTCAGTAGCAGAAAAACAAGAAAAACTAAAAAACATCAAGAACAGAGATATTAAACGTTTCATTTGTCACCACCTGAATAAAAAGTAACAAGCTCACCATCAACAATTCCTGTAAGTAAAACACCTTGATAATTAAAGGTAGAAGCAGGAACCATACGGACAAGACCTGAATTATTTGTAATTATCACATAACTACGCCCTTCTCTTTCAAGTTTTCCAACGATACGCCAAGTTGAAGATAATTTAGGTGTATTTGGAATTTCAGGAACTGAATTAAAATTAACAGAACGGAAATTAGAGTCCTGAGGCGGCAAGTCAGAAGCATCACTCTTGACCAAACCACCATTAAAAAACCTATAAAGATAACCAATGCTAAATATGAAAATGAGAATCATAGCAAGAACAACAAAATACAAACTTTTCTTGCCTAAAATGCTAGCCCGATTATCAACAGTAAGTTCTTTGCCATCCCCATTCTCATATGATTTATACAAAGGAAATATATCTGGATTATATTTCCTCTGATAACTTGTAATCTTGTTTGACTTATAAAGTTTAGAACCATTAAAAACATCGACACGATAACGACTCTTCATGCCAATAGCAATATGCTTTTGCATTCTAAAAGTAGTGTCTAACCTTGCTTTAATAAAACGAGGTAAAGAAGAAACCTCCTGATTTATAACAACAAGGTCACAACAAACACCAGTTTCAATATTAGTAAAATGACGATGCTCTGCAATAAATGAACGATGATTCTCACAAATGGATTTGTCACTATCCCAAATGCGCCAGGATTCATCAATAACAATCAAATCTCCATACTGACAAAATGTATCTTCAGGACGAGAATCTTTATATGGGAAAAAATCATCAGCTTTGATATCATCATTAGAAACATAAATAACATCACCTAAGGATATATCTTTCCCCGATTTTGATTTTTTCATGCAATAAGCATGAATTTTATCTTTATTTATACCGTAAATATTAGTAACAACACGACGCCCAGAAGAACAAGCAGGTACAATAACACTAGAAACAACCTCGTATGATTTACCACTACCTAAAGAACCAACATAAGCAGAAATAGGCATAACACTAACCAATAATCGGAATTCTACGAATAATAAAACGAGTAATATATGCGTTAAATATTAACTGAAAACCTTCATTGAACTTAAATAAATCAAAAAAATACCACATAGGAGCAGGTAAAGCTCGAAATAAAGCTGGTATGTTAAAATTAAATGGTATCCATGAAGATAATACATAAATGAACTCATGAACAACAAAAAGAAGTCCAAAAAACAAAACAAACCTAATGATAACAGTTCTAAAAATAAAACCTAAAAGAACATTAACGATACTAAATAACAATCCAAATAAAGCCATTTTAAAACCTCAATGTCACGTAGAAAGCAAAATACGCAAGGAAATTAAAGCCCATATCAAAGAAGAAATGACACCAATAAAAGAACGGTATTCCTCCAAAAATACGCAATGCATATCAATAACGTAATCTCTATCAAACACATTAAATTTAGCAACAGGACATGTAGCAGAAAGACCTGATGGACGTACTTCTAAATCTCGATACTGATTAAAAAGTTCTTTAATTGGACGAAGTATCTCCTCCGCAGAAGGTGGTGTATCTAGCGTCGGTTCAGGGACGTCTGGATGACTAAAATCAGGATTATTTGTACCATTATCAGAACCGCCACCTGATTCACCAGAAGAAAATCCAGGCACACTAATATTCACATCAGAAGATGGTGAATTTTGAGCTGGATACATATAATCAAATTCTGTCAAAGAACCATAATTAGGATAAGCAACTTTTATTTCATTCGATGTTACAGGATTTGTTGAAGATACAGGGACTCCCTGATAATCTGGCTGGGATGCTGCGTCCATTAATAAATTATTTATCATCTTAGCAAGAGTATCCAAATCCATAGGAACTTTCTTTAATCCATCCATAACAGAAAACCCATCATCATCAGTTGCCATCTTATAATCAGAAAAAAGAACCTCTAGAGCCTTATCAAAATCCTTATTAAAATACACCTGTATACCCTGAATAGGAGTAATAGTAGTAGTTATTGACTCACCATCTGTATTTAAATAAGAAGAAGTATAGATATATTTTACAACCGAGACCGCCCCCTCTTGTCCTTCATTTACCGATAAAATATTCAACTTATAGCTACAAGATTTATCAGGTGCCCGGCAAGTTAAACCACCACCTGATGCAACTGAATTAAAATATCCTTGAGCAACCCCAGTAACAGAACCTACAATAAATGGCCCCTTACAAGATGTACCATAAGTACATTGCCACCAACGATAACCGGCACTTACCTTATCAACAGTATCATAACTATTCATATTAAGTGAGTCAGCACTGATGACAAAAGGATTATCAGAAGTTGGTTCAAAATCTACAGTAAACGTTTTATCACCAAAATTAACCTCCCATTTACCGTTACCTAAAGCTTTACCAGATGTGGCAATTAAATAACGACCATTATCAGAAAAATTTTCAGCAGTAAGAGACCCAACGGAATATCCAACTCCAGCCCATGTCAATGCACCTGAAGCACTACGGAAAAAGCCCTTGCTGGCAATAGATGGCGATTTTGATAACACAGTTTTAGATACTGCTGTAGATGTATTCCGAACCATTAATGAATAAGCAGATTCGGTAGTCGTTACCTGAAGAGCTCTAGATGAAATCACCCTACCAAGCACAGTTGGAAGAACTGCCCTAGTTACAAGTAAAGGATTAGAGTAAACTTTCTGCACTGGAATTAATAAAGAGAAAAAAAATATAAAAAGAGATGTTAAAGCGATAGCCCTTTGATTACAGCCCAAGCGCATAAAAGTCCCCAGAAAAAACTCATTAAATACCAGAAATTTAAAATCATAACCAAAAAAAGGGGAGGAACTCCCCTTACCTTAATAGATTAAGCCGATTTAACTGTACGAAGAATCCAACGAACGCCAGCAATACCAGCATAAAGTACAACTAATGATGCTGCTACGGCCATAATACCAGTAAGAACAGAACCAAAATCAATTGAATTGGTAAGTTGACTCAAATCAACCCCTGAAGAAGGTGTACCTGATTCAGCAGCAAAAGAAGGCATAGAAAATGAAGCTGCCAGTAATGAACCTAATGAAATGATCTTTTTCATAAAAATCCACCATTTATGCATTTCGTATTAACTTGATAATCAAGCTGATGCAATGTGAAAATAAATACAAAGCAACAACCGAAGTAAAAGCAACCCCCCAATATTGAGCAAATGTTGAATAATCAATATCAGAGAATTGCTGGTATGGAATCTCAGAAAAAGTTAACTTGACTTCCTTACAGTCACCACTGGGTTTAATATCACAAATAGAGGCAATAATAACTTTATCATGAGATTCCATAACTTATCACTTTTCTGTAATAGAAATTAAAACAATTTTACCAATACGTAATTTTTGAAAGTCACCAACAAAAATACTGGAAGGATGCAACTGATACAAACCAGCCGGATATGGAGCCTGGCCTTGTTCAAGAGGAATTTTAAATAGTTGAGGGTAATCCCCACCGAGGAAAATATAACCAGACTGTTCAGATATCGTATATGGTTTACCAGTGCTCTTAGAAACACCACTACGAGTATCTACAACAGCTTGAGAAGGTTTAATTTCAATCTTAATCATAATACACCTAATATTAAGCTGCACGTAAATAAGATGGCTTTATATACCAAGAAGGAATAACACAATCCGAAACGGTTATTTCTCTTGTTTGTTTCACAACAACAGGAGAAAATTTGGAAACATTACATTTTTGAGCAATATCAATCCCTATCATTCTTAATCTTGCTCGATGTTGTTTTACTTGCCTTTTATTTAAATCAAAAGAATGGCCATGAAACCATTGAATTGCATACATGGCTGTAGTATTGGCAGCACGAGTAGTGTCAACAACACCACGACTAATAAGATGTTCACTAATAGTTTCAAAGTCCATAGCATTCACCGATAACTTTTCATCAAGCTCAAGAAATTCAGAATGTAACTTATTTAACAAAGAATAATCAGAAAGTCCCCAATAGCACAGAGATTTTTTTTGAAGAAAACGAGACTTTAATTTCTGTTCAAACCTGACAATGCCGTTGTCCTTGCAGTAATTAATAACATTCATTATATAATTAAATTCTTTAGAATCATCTGGGAATTTATTTTTGATTTTCGCAAGACTATGCAACTCAAGCTCATGAGCTTTGTTATATACTGTTGGGTATATAAGATTGACATTGCCTTTTTTTGAAAGCCAGTCAACAGATTTCCCATTGGAATGCAACCGTGGAATACTATTCCTGTAAGGTTGAGTAGAAAGACCTGATATATAATCATCCTCATTCCCCTTCCCTACTGATTTGTTTGATGTTATATGCAGTTCTTTAATTAAAGCACCATCAGTAATCAAATGGGCTTTTTCATTCTCTTTCGATTGTCCAGGCATTAACTTTGTACACTTGGTAAATAAAGGTAATTTCAGTTCAGTTAGAATCTGATTAAATACCATGACACAAGTATCTACAGTCGGAAGGCCAAAGAGATTATCAAGACGTCCCCAGCGAGAAGGGTTTCCAGTCATTTTTAACACTGAACCACGGATCGAGATCGAGACAACATCACAGAAAGAACCACGATGCTGGAAGGTTGGTTGAGATAAAGCACTGGCTTCACCGCTATCAAGATGAATACGCTGATAAGCCACATCTGAAAGGATGGGTAATTGGTAGCCAAAATCCTGTTCAATACTCAACCAATCGTAGAACACAACAAAGCCCTTATACCTGCATGCATGTATATCAATAAAAAATTTATAGCACACAGATACAGATGCATGCAAGCATGCAGATACGCAAGCACATGCATTACGATAAGATACCTACCCTAATTCCACCCAAAGGTTAGAAATGAGATGGCACTATTCAAGCGAACTACGATGGCAATTACTGCCGAGCGTAAAATCAAAATGGAACGATTGGCTATCGATGCAAGCCAAGAAGCAGGAACATCTATAGCGTGGACGGATATAGTTAATTATCTCATTGATAATTATGCAAAAGATGCTGCTAAAGATGTGGTAAGCAACATAAAAAGAAAAGCATTAGAGGCAGAGAATCACACTCGATTCTACGAAGCGCACGAAGAAGCAGAAAAAAGGCGGCATGATCGAGTGAATAAAGCTTATGAAGAGAACGAAAAAAACGGACTATACAAAAAATAAGTGCGGGAAACCGCACCAAAGTTCGGGTGTCACAGAACCCCGAACCGCTTCGCGGTGCAAATTTTAACCAAATGAAGAAAAAAGACCATGCTTAAAAAAGATGGAAAAAGGAAAAAAATAGTTGTTATTGAAAAAGCCAACTGCTTAGACTGCGAACAATTATCAGAAAGAATAGTTGAAAAAATCAAAGAGACAGAAGCATTAATAGAATGCCCTATTGGAGAACTGGACTTTCAATACATCGTCATGAATGAAGCTAAAGCATACACTATAAGAAAAAAGAAAAAAGCTTTATATTTCAAGGGTTTGACGCATGACTTTGAAGGGGGTGAAAAAGCTGAATGGACAAGAAATTTAAGGGATGCACTCATATTCGATGATGAAAGAAAAGCAGCAATGATGATAAGGATAATGACATTCCCAAGAATGAATTATGAAATAGTTCCTTTAATCTACAAAGTAGATCCTCTATTCAAATCTGAAAAATAAAAAATTTGGTACGCACAATGGCGTTATGTATAAAAAGGCCGCTGCCGGATGAAAGTCTAGCAGCGGCCTTTTCAACATAACGCATACTACATTATGCGTACCAATGT